GGAGCAACATCTGAATATAATGATAAGTATGTAGTTTATAACTATGGAGAAAATTGTTGGTATACCGGGACAGAAGCTAGAACAACATGGATAGATGCAACTATCTATCAAAAACCTTTTGCTACCAAATACGATTCTAATTCATCAGGATCTTTTCCGGTGATAGTAGGTCAATCAGGTCTAGGTCAAAGCACATTCTTTGAACATGAAGTAGGTACAGATCAAGTTAATCCAAATGGTACAACTACAACTGTTACGTCGTTTATCAAATCTTTTGATTTTGACCTACAACAAAGACAAAGAGATGCAAGAGGCAGGTCTACAGGACCAAGCATTGCAGGAGAGATATTCTTAGCTGTAAGACGTTTTGTACCTGATTTTAAAAATCTAGAGGGTAATGCTAAAGTAACATTAGCAGTCAAAAGATACCCTCAACAGAACGATACAGTGACTAGTTTGAGCCCCTTTACAATTAACGCTAGTACTGATAAAAAGGATACTAGAGCAAGAGGAAGGTTCGTTAATCTAAAGATAGAAAATGATTCTGTATCGGAATCATGGAGATTTGGAACGTTTAGATTAGATATACAACCGGATGGGAGAAGATAATGGCAAAAACGTTATTTGAATTGGTACAAGATTATTTAAATCAAAAATTACCAGATACATTTACATACGGCTCATCTGGAAGTGGTGGAAATCAACCAGTTGTAGATGACGACGATGATGACGATGTAGTTACTATGCCTGGAGTAACTAGAGATCTGATTGGACGTGATGATGGTCCAATGAGTGCTTTTAGTGCTGCAAGAAAAAACTATTTAAATCCATACGCTAAAATAGGTGATGTTGTTCCAGGACTTGCAGGTAAAGGATTACAAGCTTTACAAGACATGCTTCCTGTAAATCCAAGAGCTATCTATGAAAATGAATTAAGAAATCAAGGTGTAATCACTGATGACATAGGTAGAATAGTTGCAGACCCAACAGAAAATTACAATACAATAGAAAATGTAATGGCTGGATATAATGCCAACAAAATAACTCAAGAAACAATTGATAAAAGAATAGATAGAATATCAAAAACTTTAAAAGAAAAATATAAAATGAGTCCAACTGAAATAAAAGCAGCTATAGCCGGAACTTATGATGGACCAGTACAAACAAATTTAATTGATCAAATAAAAGCTGTAAGTGATTATGGTAAAAAATTTGTTAGTGAACAAGGGCCTGTAAAAATGAAAAGTAATGTTGTTGAAACTCAATTACGATTAGGAAAAGGTGAAGATGTATCCACAATGCCAATAGCACCACCTAGTTTAGCTTTTGGTAATCCAAATTTGGATGCTCAAGGAAATATAGAAATATTAGATATTGTTGGTGGCGGTAAAAAAAATACAATAGCATCTTCAAAAGATGATGATGATAGTGCTGGAATACCAGAAGCGCCTACAACTTTCTTTAATCCAGGCCAAGGTTTTGTAGATCAAGGAGGTCTTGGAGAGTTTGGAATAGGAGCTGGAGCTTTTCCTGGAGGAGTTACTGCATCTAGTGTGGCTAAGGCAATACAACAAGTAAAAGATGATAGAGCAACAATAGGTAATATTACTAGCGCACCTAGAACATCAGCCAATATAGCTAAAAGCAGGGACGCTTTGGCTAGAGAATATGATAGAGAGGTGGCAAGA